AGAGAAGGTGGAAGAGAAAGAGTAAGGCGAGAAATGAAAAAAAATGTTCATGCCTTCGTTATTGGAGACTTGGTTGATTATTGTGTCTTCCCTTGTGAAAATATGCCACCCGAATCTAATAATAATGTAATTACTTATAACCCTAAAAAATACGATACCTTCGTTAAGAAAGATACCGAAGAACCTGTATATCGTGCAAATGAGGTTGATATGATAAACAAAAAAAATAAAATTTTTCACATTAACGAAATTGTAGGATAATGGCTTTTCCTAAAAAAATAAAAAAGGATTTAAAATTAACTCCTGAAAAAATCTTAATGGAAAGGAGGGAGGAACTTCTTGAGTATATTCAAGAAGACGGAACCTATTTACCAAAAAGTGTTTTACATGCTGATTTGGATAGAGGTATGTTAGATTTTGTTCGTGATGATTTGCAAATGGTTGCGGATGGTAAAACGGTAAACCCTATAGATATTATTACTACAACTCAAAACTGGTCACAGTTTACGGAAACGTGGAACTTTCAAGACTTAGATAAAAATATTAAACCACCGTTTATTGCAACAGTAAGACAACCCGACGTAAAGTACGGAACTAATCCTTCTCTACAATATACAATACCAAACAGAAAACAATTTTATTATGCAAAGGTTCCTACGTGGGACGGACAAAGAAAAGGTATGGACATCTATAAGATACCACAACCAGTTCCTGTAGATATTACTTACAATATAAAAATCTTTTGTACAAAGATGCGACATTTAAACGAGTTTAACAAACTTGTTTTACAAAAATTTTCATCTCGTCAATCATATACTTTTGTTAAAGGACATTATGTTCCATTGATTTTAAATAATGTGTCTGATGAATCTGTATTAGACATAGAAAAAAGAAAATATTACATTCAAAATTATGAATTCCTTATGATGGGTTTTTTAATTGACGAAAACGAATTTGAGGTTTTGCCAGCAATCACAAGAAGTTTTAGTTTGTTTGAATTTTCTCAAAATAATGTAAAACGTAAACTAAATAAGTTTCCTGAAAATTATGATAATTTTGAGTTAGATGTTAAATTTATTAACGGTCTTGATAGTTTGTCTGAAAGGTTTAACTACAACGTAGACTTATCTTTATTACAGTCAGAAAATATTGATACTTATTCTATTTTCATTAATGATAGTTATATCGGTGATAATGTCACATCTTTAATGGTTAATAGTGGTGATTTGGTAAAAATAGACATAGTAAAAACTTCACCAACGAAAGATTCGACTTTAAAGTTTTTATCTAAATTAGTTTAATCATTCTCCGTAAATATCAATATCAGGTTTACAATTATCATCGATTAATTTTTCAATAAATTTGAAAATTTTGTAACCGTGTTCTTCGCAGTATTCTTTTAATATTGTGTGATGACCTTCTGATATTTTTATATTTTTCATTTTTAAAAAAGATAATAAAAGATAATATTTTCATACTACATTATAAATAGTTGTTTACACTATCTGAACTTTAGTTTTTTTTACAATATTTATTAGTAAAATAAATTAAACATAAATTTTTAAAAATGGCAACAGCAAATAAAGTTTTCGTTTCTCCAGGTGTTTATACATCAGAAAGAGATTTGAGTTTTGTGGCTCAAAGCGTGGGTGTAACAACATTAGGTATTGTTGGTGAAACTCAAAGAGGTCCTGCGTTTGAACCTATATTTATAACAAATTTCGATGAGTATACATCTTATTTTGGAGGAACAAATCCAACCAAATTTGTAAATACACAAATTCCTAAATATGAGGCGGCATATATAGCTAAATCATATTTACAACAATCAAACCAATTGTTTATGACTCGTGTTCTTGGTTTATCAGGATACGACGCGGGACCATCTTGGTCTATATTAACTGTAGGTAGTTTAAGTGGCGATACCTTAGTTAGTGGGGCATCATCAAGCGTTTATACAGTAACATTTACGGGTGTAACAGGTGACAGTACTAGTGTTCTAATTACATCAAATACTTTACCTACAGATATTACTGACATATGGACAAATAACTATACAACATTTGCGGGAGGAACATCAACTCTTCAAAATGACATATTAACATATGCCTATGGTGAAATAACAGACTCATTAACAGGTGCTGAAGGTGAAGGTACATATATTTGGGGAACTTTAGGAGTCGATGCATACACCAACGTAACATCAGTGAACGGAAATTATGTTGCCGGTGACGACACAAACGTATTTGGTGTTAGTGGTTTAACTACTGACGATGCCGATTTTTCATCAAGTTATAACGATTCTTGGTATTATTCATTATTCTCATATAACGGGACTAACTATAATGGATTTAGTTTTGGTATGGCATTAAACACTTTAAGTGAAGTGGGTGGAGTCTACACAGGTGAGTTTGAAGTTTACTTAACACCTTATACTGGTTCGGTTATGACAGAATACCATAACATGGTAGTGTCAACTATGAGAAGTAGAGGAATTTCGACATTCCAAGGTAGTAATGACGGTCCTGAGTATAAGGTTACAGGTTTAACCGATGTACAAATAAATAGTTCAGGTTCTTATTCTTTAATCAATAACGACCCATTCGCTACTTTTGAAATTTCAGCATTGACTGTTGACAATGAAGTTAAGACATTTAGAACATCTTTAGAATTATCTAACTCAAATTTCATATCAAAAGTTTTTGGTAGAAGTAACTTCTCAAAACCAGTTAACGATGTACCATTATTCGTTGAGGAAATGTATTCTAATTTATTAGTAAATGGTTATAGAGAAGGTAAAATTAGAGGATTAAATACCCAATTATTGTCTTTAGATTCCGCTAGAAATGATAACGATAATACGAGTATCGGTTGGTATATGGACAAGTTCCAAACTCCTGAAACTCCATATATTGTTTCAGAGTTAAGAGGTTCTAAAGTATATAACCTATTTAAGTTTATTTCAATATCCGACGGTTCAGCTGGAAATACTGAAGTTAAGATTTCAATCGCAAATATTTCATTTAATAATGGAACCTTTGACGTTATTGTAAGAGATTACTTCGATACAGACGCAAATCCTGTCGTATTAGAAAAATTCACTAACTGTACTATGGATATATCTTTAAATAGTTATATCGGTAAGAAGATAGGTACTGCTAACGGGGAGTTTGAATTAAAATCAAGATACATAATGGTTGAGTTAAATGAAGACGCTCCTGTAGACGCTCTACCTTGTGGATTTAATGGTTATACAACTAGACAATACACATCATTTAAATCACCTCATTTAATTTATAAAACTAAGTACGATAAACCAGGAGATGTTTTATATAACCCACCTTTTGGAACCGCTAACGGTGATAACATAATTAGAAGTGGAGGTGATAAAGTTAGAAAAACTTACTTAGGTGTTTCTAATACTGTAGGTATCGATTCAGACTTTTTACAATATAAAGGTAAACAAAATCCTTCTGATTTGGCAAATGCATTAGAGTCATCTCCATGGCCAGTCATAACTAAAGGTTTCCATATGGACTCAGGTGCCACCGTTGTTTTAATCTCTAACAATTATATAACATCAGGTGAAACTGCCTTTGAGGTCGGTGAAACATCATTTAGGTCTGAACCAACGTCTACTACTGACCCATACTACAAGTTAAATAGTAGAAAGTTTACTGTTGTTCCTAGTGGTGGTTTCGATGGTTGGGATATCTACAGAGAACATAGAACAAATGGTGATAGATATCAATTAGGTCAAACAGGATTCTTACAGGGAGCTGCTCCATCATTCACATATCCAAACGCAACTGGTTGGGGAGCGTTTAAAACGATGGTGGGTCCTGACCAATTAAATTGGGCTAATACTGACTACTATGCGTATCTATGGGGTCAATACACTTTTGCAAATCCTGAATCTGTAAATATCAATGTATTAACAACTCCTGGTATTGACCTATATAACAACTCTAATTTGGTTGAAAACGCAATTGACATGGTTGAAACAGATAGAGCGGATTCAATTTATATATGTACAATACCTGACTATCAAATGTTTGTTAATACTACAAGTAACTTTGACACTGACTTTATATATCCAGAAGAAGTGGTAGATATCTTAGAGGAGACAGGTATAGATTCTAATTATACCGCAACTTACTATCCTTGGGTTTTAACAAGAGATAGTGTAAACAACACTCAAGTTTATTTACCACCAACGGCTGAAGTCACAAGAAACTTAGCGTTAACCGATAATATTGCCTTCCCTTGGTTTGCTTCGGCAGGTTATACAAGAGGTTTAGTTAATAGTGTTAAAGCACGTAAAAAATTAACTCAAGACGATAGAGATATCCTATACAAGGGTAGAGTTAACCCAATCGCAACATTCTCAGATGTGGGTACTGTAATTTGGGGTAACAAAACTTTACAAGTTAAAGAGTCTGCACTTGATAGATTAAATGTTAGAAGATTATTATTACAGGCACGTAAATTAATTTCAGCAGTAGCGGTAAGATTATTGTTTGAACAAAACGATGAAATCGTAAGACAACAATTTTTAGATTCAGTAAACCCGATATTAGATAGTATCAGAAGAGATAGAGGATTGATTGACTTTAGAGTTGTTGTTCAAAATACTCCTGAAGATTTAGATGCCAATCAATTGGTTGGTAAAATTTATTTAAAACCAACAAGAGCGTTAGAATTCATAGATATTGAATTTTTAATTACTCCAACAGGTGCATCTTTTGAGGATATCTAATAATTATATAATGGGGGATACTTCGGTATCCCCCATTTATCGTCTTTACAATTAAACGTTTAATAAAAATAAAACAATGGAATTTAAGAAAAAACTTTTAAGAGAATCTTTAGAGATGAAAAGTAACAACGTAAAAACTTATTCTGAAAAACCTCAGAATATTATTCTTACAGAGTCACAACTAGAAAGATTAATTGAGAAATTAAATAAGTAATTTTTATGAGTCTTAAAAATATAGTAAGAAAAAATCTTAACGATTTATTCTTAATGAAGGAAGGTTTTGAGGAAGGTCAACCTGATTTAAAGTATTATGCTTTTGATTGGGATGACAATATTGTTACTATGCCTACACAAATAATGTTAAAAACTGAAGAAGGATATGAGGTTGGTATGTCTACAGAAGACTTTGCCGAGTATCGTCAAAAAATCGGTAAAGAACCTTTTGATTATAAGGGAGAAATTATTGTTGGGTATACTGATAATCCTTATAAAAACTTCGGGGTCGAGGGTGATAAAAAATTTGTTGTTGACTCTCTGTTAGCGGAACCAGGACCATCGTGGGATGATTTTGTGGAATGTATTAACGGGGGGTCAATTTTTGCGATTATCACAGCCCGAGGACACACACCTTTCGTTTTAAGAGACTCAATTTATAACTTTATTGTTACTAATCATAATGGGATTAATGCGGAGACCTTAATAGAAAACCTAAAAAAATATCGTGATTTGTCAGGAGAGGTTATGAAAGATAACCAACTTTTGATAAAAGAATATTTGGATATGTGTAAATACTATCCTGTCACATATGGTGAGGGGTCGGCATCTAATCCTGAAGAAGGTAAAATAAAGGCTTTAAGAGAATTTATTAACTATGTTAAATATCAAAGCCAAAAACTAGGTCAAAGAGTATCATTTACTAATGATGTTAATAACAATTTTGTACCTCAAATTGGTTTTTCTGATGATGACCCAGGTAATATTGAATCTATAAAATCATTTCTAGATAAAGAATATAAAGATAAAAAACCGGTTAAAACTTATTTAACAAAAGGAGGAGATAAAAAAGAAGTTTAATTATTAACCTTCTGGAATAGGATTTTACACTAAAAATAGTAAAAGTAAAGAGAAAAAAGTTTTTAGCTGATATTTATTACTAAATAAACAAAGAATTTTAAAACCAAAATATTATGGCTGATTTATTAATGAAAATGCCCGTACCGTATGAACCAAAAAGGAAAAATAGATTTATCCTTAGCTTTCCTTCTTCATTAGGTATAAACTCTTGGTACGTTGAGTCAACATCAAGACCACAAATATCTATAGGTGCAACACCTATTCCATTCTTAAACACTGAAACATATGTTGCAGGTAGATTTACTTGGAATACAATTAACGTAACGTTTAGAGACCCAATCGGACCATCAGCGGCACAAGCGTTAATGGAATGGGTTAGATTAACTGCCGAGTCTGTAACAGGTCGTATGGGTTATGCTGCGGGATATAAGAAAGACCTAGACCTTGAAATGTTGGACCCAACAGGAGTCGCGGTCGAAAAATGGATTTTACAAGGAACATTCTTAACAGATGTTAACTTCGATAGTTTGAGTTATAGTGAGGATGGGTTGGCTACCATTACTGCAACCCTTCGTCCTGATAGATGTATTTTGGTTTACTAATACTATTGATAAAAAATCATTAGTTAATATATTTAACCATAGGGTTTACTCCCTATGGTTTTTTTTATACTAAATAAATGGAAGAGTCAAAAATATACGGACAACAAGATTTTAATCTACCTCATGATGTGGTAAAACTACCTTCACAGGGATTATTTTACAAAGACGGTAAAAAATCTGTTAAGGTTGGTTACTTAACCGCTCAAGATGAAAATTATATTATTAACTCAGCAAGAAACGGTAACTTTGTTAATACGATAATAAAAAATAAAGTTTATGAACCAAACTTTAATGTAAACGAATTACTTGAAGGGGATATTGAGGCTATTTTATTATTTTTAAGAAATACTTCATTTGGTGCTGAGTACACATATAAATTATTGGACCCGATAACTGATAAAATGTTTGAAACTACAATAGTTTTAGATGAAGTAAATTTTAAAAAAACACCTCACAAACCAAACAGTGACGGTCATTTTGAGTTTAATTTACCTAAATCAAACCATAATGTGGTTTGTAAACTTTTAAATTACGGTGAAACCACTGAGTTACAGGAGATAGAAAAAAAATATCCTGAAGGTATCACACCACCAACAGTAACTAATAGGTTACAAAAACAAATAATTTCAATTGATGGAGAAAAAAATCCTGAAACATTGTCAAAAATTATTATGTCACTACCTATTATGGACTCTAAATTTTTAAGAAACACTCTAAAAGAGTGTGAGCCAAAGTTAGATTTGGAAAGAACAGTAACCGCCCCGTCAGGAGAAAAAGTAACATTTAACGTTACATTCGGGGTGGAGTTTTTTCGGCCTTTCTTCTGAATATAGGATATTTCTGCTCGATGAAATCTACTACTTATCTAAGTATGTAAATTTTTCATATTCTGACATTATGAAAATGCCAACATATGAAAGAAAATATTTTATTGGTAAGTTTTCAGAACATTTAGAAAAAATGCAAAACAACGACAAGTAATATTTATCAATAAAAGAATATGTTTTTTCTAGCCACCGACGGAACCGAAGCTAAAACACCTCTATCACTTGAGGAAACCGCAAAAGAATCGGCACAAAGTGTCATTTCCGGGTTTAACCCAGTGGACATCTTAAACAATGTTTATAGGATTAATCAATCTGTCTCAGAAATGGTTAGGTCTACAATGGGTCAGGGTGAGGTTATGATTAGAGGTTTAGAAAAAAACATAACTAAAGCAACTAAAGAAACTTTAAAATTTGGTGTCGGTGTTGAGGAAAACATACAACTTTATACCGCACTTAATAATGCTTTTAGAACCAATATATTACTTAGTGACGAACAAGTAGTAAATATGCAGGCAATAGCCAAATCTGCCGGTATAACACAAGAAGAAATGGCTACGATAGTTGAGGGTTTTGAAACTATGGGTACAAGTACTGTGTTTGCGGTTCAACAGATAGAGGAAATGAATAAACAGGCGAGGTTATATGGTATTAACACCGGTCAGTTTATGAATATTGTGGGTGCTAATATTAAAAGATTGGCAATGTTTGACTTTAGGAACGGTGTGGAAGGATTCTCAAGAATGGTCGCGCAAGCTCAAACACTAAGGATTGACGTTGAAAAGACATTTGCTATTGCTGAAAATTTATTAGAACCTGAAAAGGCAATTGAGATGGCGGCAACCTTCTCAACATTAGGAGGGTCATTTGCAAAAATCGCTGACCCCTTCAAGCTTATGAACATGGCACAAAATGATGTTGAAGAATTACAAAACACCATAGTAAATGCGGCGGCGGCTACTGCTACATTTAATGAAGAAACGGGTAAGTTTAGTATTTCAAGAACACATATGTATGAGTTAAGAAGGGCTGCAGACGCTTTAAATATGTCAGGACAAGAAGCGATGGAGATGGCGATAAAACAAGCCGAAGTACTTAGAAATCAAGAACTCCTACAAAATATGATGGGGTATACAGATGAACAAAGAAAATTACTAACCAATATTGCTCAAGTAGGTGAAGACGGTCGTTTAAAGTTGTCGATAGACGGAGAATTAATTGATTTACAAACAGAAAGTACTAAAGTAATTGAAAATTTAAAAAAGGCCCAAGAAAATGCAGAACAAGAATCTTTACCAATTGCGGAACAACAATTAGGGGTATTAGAAGGTATACTGTCAAGTATAAAGGCGGGGGCGTTTCAAACAACGGTAAATATGATGCTTTCTGATGAATTTGGTAATTATAATAGAAATTTAAAAGAAACAGTTAGTACTATGTCTGAATTATTGGCAAAGGAAACCGCTAAATTGGATAAAATTGAGACATTAGACGAAGCATTAGGTCTTCTTAACACGACCCTTGAAAAATTAAATAATTGGTTAATCTCTGGTAGAAGTTTACCAACCCCTACAGTTCCAGGTGCACCTCCAGGTTCTGCTGATGGTGGAATCGTATCATCTCCCGCAACAGTATATGTTGGTGAATATATGAACGCAGAAACAAACCCTGAAGTTATTGCTCCATTAGATAAGTTAACTAACATTTTAGCAGAGGTTATGCCCGTTAAAAGTAATGTAGATAAAATTGATGTTAACTTAAATGGTGATTTAAATAATAATACATCACAAAACAATACATTAGATTTGGCGGGAGGGTTTGAAGTCAATCTAAAATTAAACGAAAGGAACTTACCTCCGAACATAAATACTGAAGTAATTGCAGACGCATTAGTTAAAAACCCTAACTTTATATTAGCAATTGGTAATGCCGTAAACGGTAAAAACAAAACATATAGAGGAATCGCTTAAAAATATGTTTTTAATCTATTTATATGTAAATAGAAAAAAGAATGCCAAGTCCTTTATCATTTGATTCTACAGAGAATTTTAGGAATTTACTTTTAATAAGAAATTTAACACCTAACCCTTATGAGTTGGGTATTAAATTTCCTGGTAGTCCTGGAGAAGGTCCATTGAATATACCTTATTATAGTGTAACAAATCCTGGTAATGTTGAGGATATTGGACAAATAGAAGAAACAAACTTATACAAAAAAAATAAATATGGTCCTGAAAATGATGATGGAGCGTATGGTAATACGGTAGACTTTTTTTACCCTATACAGGATACTGCAAATCAAGGTGAGTATGATTATTTATCTTCTTCTCCTTCATTAACTACAGAACAGTCATTAGAAAACTTATTTTTACAAAATTTCTATGGACCACAAGGTGGTTTTGAAAATGTTGTTAACATACAGGACGTCCATCAGGTGGTTAATCAAAGAGATATATATTATAGATTTATTTATTCAAAATATAGTTCGTTTAGTATACTAACAAATGAAAACCCACAAGGTAGTTCAGGATTACTATCTCAAGATTCTAACTTAGCACAAATAGCGGCAAATCAGTTAAGAACTGAATTTGAATATAGAGTTGCTCAAGAAACATTTCAACAAACTTTAGGTAGAATTAACGCGGTAGACGCGATTGATGACCCGTTTAGATTATTGGGTATGTTAAAAGGTAGAGAAGGTGTAATAGAAAGGGATTACCACATTTCAGTACCCAATAACATAGTAGGCAAAGGATTAGACTTTATAAGTAGAATTTCAGGTGTATATAGTCCTTATTCTTGGATACCTGGAGATTATTTTAGTCCTGAAGATAGACAGTCATTTGTTAATCAAGCGGCAAATGCAATAACAGGTTTGTTTGATAAAAAAGGAACACTAAAATTACCAACAAACAAGACATCTTCAGATATATTTTTAAAAAACACAGGAGGAGGACAAAAACAAAGATTATCTATTAATCTTGAAATGAACAGGTTTAGACCTGATTATAAAACAAATTTTATTGACAACTTAAACTTAACTTTCCCGACAGGTAATTACTATATTGGAGATAGGACTAGTGAGATAGGAGAAATAATTTCACCTCAAGACCAATTACCCTTAAATCAAGACGGAAATAAAGTAAGGGTTCCTGTTAAAGGTTATTCTGAATTAGGGAAAATATATGAAAATAATTTAATTTTTAATTTCGGATTAAACAGTTATTCTTTTTATGATAGATTTAATGCTTTAGGTGGAGGATTTGCTTGGGTAGGAGATGGGTCCGCGGTTTTTGAAAAAGTTGGTATTGGAGGACAACCGTTTTCTGATTCTACAACGGCACAACAAACAAGTATTTGGGACTTTTCTACTCAGTCAGATGCTTATGATTTTACAAAGGGTTCAATATTGTACAACACCCAACAACTTGTTAATAGTGCGTTAGAATTAGAAGGTGTTAAAAGACAACAACACGTTGGACACGCAATTAACCAAGTATCTAAAGTATTTTTTGATGGTAATAGAGAAATCACTAAAGGTTCTGCAGTTCTAAAGTGGGTTGATGAAAACAATGAAATAGTGGCTAATGAATATTGTAGGGTTTTTACTAAAGATAGACCTTATTTTTTAAATGGTGATTTACAAAAAACTGAAGGTATTACCGAGAGTAATAGAAGATTTACATATTCAGTGTTAGATAATACATATAATTTAAATATTGCACCTTGGAGAGATAAAGAATCCACAAATATTAAAAATGGTGAGGTTAAAAAATATATGTTTTCTTTAGAGAACTTAGCGTGGAGAAGTTCAAGTAAAAAAGGTTTTACATATGAAGATTTACCTCACGCGGAAAGAGGACCAAATGGTGGTAGAATTATGTGGTTTCCTCCATACGATTTAAGTGTTAGTGAAACTAATAGTGTTAATTGGACGGACAATGTTTTCTTAGGAAGACCTGAACCTATATATACCTATAATAACACAACAAGAACAGGAAGTTTAAATTGGAGTATCGTAGTTGACCACCCTTCTATATTAAATGCTATTGTTGATAAAGAACTACAAGGAGAAAACAACAGAGAAAAGGTTAACTCAATAGTTGATTCATTTTTTGCGGGATGTAGAAAATACGACATATATGAGTTAGCTACGAGATTTCCTCAATTCACTTATAAAGACATATATGATATAATAACAAAAACCGAAGACCAAACCGCGTTTAGGGAATATAAATTAGAGTTACCATCAGAACCAACAAACCCAACATCCGATGAATTTACATCAATAATAAATGATGATGATTGGGAGGGTAATTATTATTATTTTTCAGATAATTCTCCTTCGGGTGTTGCGGGCGGTGACACAACACCTAACAATTGGAAGATAGAAGAACGTATACTATATGAAAGTCAAAAAATTGCATACATTAATCAAAATACGGGATTAACAAGTTCATATATAACATTTTTTGATGATTTATTAGTATCAGTCGTACCTAAAACCACTAAATTAACTAATAAAATAATGCAAACAGTTAAAGATGGAGGAAAAGTCATAATAACACTAACACCAACACAGTCACCAAAAAATGAAGATTCTTCTTATATAAATTCATTACTAAAAAGAAGAATTGAATCTGTAAAAAATTATATATTAGAAAGCGTAGTGGACGGTAGTAGGTTAGAAAAATATAAAGAAAATATAATTTTTAATTATGGTAGTCCTGAAAGTAATTCTACTCTTGGTAGTACCAGTTACAATTGTTCAGAAAAATTTTCAGAAGGTGAGGATATTATATACAGTCTAAAGTCCATTGCTTGTCGAAAAGTAAGGATAAGTAATTTAAATGTAACACCACCATCGGATAATGACATTAACGACTTTATACCTGACTATAAAAAAGAGGACATCACAGAAACAGTAACATTAACAGGTAATACTACAGTACAACAAACAAAACAAAATTTAGAACCAAAAGAAAATGTTGCAAAAATAATTGTTAAAAAATTATTAAACGAAGGAAGTTACTTTGAATTTATGAAAGAAGACAGTCCAATAGTGTATGACGGAATAAAGGAAAAAATTAAATACTTCCAACCGGCGTTCCACTCAATGACGCCTGAAGGTTTAAATAGTAGATTAACTTTTTTACAACAATGTTTAAGGCCTGGTGAAACAATACCTCTATTAGATGAAGACGGAAGACCTACTAATAGTAACGCTAATAACACTGCTTTTGGTGCACCACCAATATGTATTTTAAGAGTTGGAGATTTTTACCACACTAAAATTGCTATTACACAAATTGGAATACAATATGAACCGTTAATTTTTGATTTAAACCCTGAAGGTATAGGAGTACAACCTATGATTGCTAAAATCAGTATGTCGTTTAACTTTATTGGTGGACAAGGACTAAAAGAACCGGTTTCAAGGTTACAAAACGCATTATCATTTAATTTTTATGGTAATACCGAAATATATGATGAAAGGTCTATTGTGACTGATACTGAGAGTTCAAATGAGCTTGATTCTAAAGTCATTAAAAAAATAGAAGATGAGACAGATTTTGGACTTGGACAATATAATAACCAAAATGAAAATAGCGACGACGCGGGTGTTACTATAGGTGTCACACAAAATCAAACAATAATTGAAGTATTATCCGCACAAACAATATCAGGAACAACATCATTTAAGAATATATCTAATGAGTTAATTAATAAGGCTTCCGAATACACAAACTCTGTAACAAATTTTATGGAGACAATTATAAATGAAGACTCAAAAATAATGGCATATTATGCAGTAAACAAAAGAAAATATACGACAGGATATGTTTCAAACTATTTTGACACTCCAAACGGAACGACAATAAATATTTTTGGAAACCCAACAGAGCAACAATTATTGAGGGATACACTATTTAATGATTTATTATTGGACGTTGAAAATGAAACGACTCCTATGATGAAAAACATACAATATAGGAATTTCAAAAACTCTGAAATTAAAAAATATAAAAAGAATTTAATTAACCTTATCAATAATCAAAAAGGAGAATTTCTATCGACATTCGAATCCAATATAGGTGATGTTATAAATAGTGAAATAGAATTGATAAAAACATTAAATAAATTAAATTTAGTACTTGACAATACTGATGGTTATAGAAATAAAAATGGAACTATATTTATAAATTCAATTAGTGCAACTACGGAAACCGACATATCATCACCTAACTCACCTTCAGATACGAGAGAAGAACTATTAAACGATATCAATTTAATTGGTGAGGATTTAATGATGTATTACGAATCGATATTCTTAGGAGGGACAGACAGTTTATTAAACCCAAACATCAGTTCGGTATATGGTGGATTTTTCCCGTCAACATTTGATACTCCCGAATATACAAGATTTACATCCGCATTTTTCAAAAGGGTTATAAATGACCCAAATAAGTTAATATATGATTGCTTAGGTGAGGAGTTAAGTCAAAAAACTGATTGGGTAAATTACGTTTCAGATATAGTAACAGGTAGAGAAGGGCAAAATGAAGGTTTAGTGTGGGAATATAAACTATTAGACCAAAAAGGTAAAAACAGTGTCAGTAGATTTAAAAATCTAAATAACGTAAAAAAGTTTAATGACTATCAACCATATTCTAAAGATAAGGTTAGACTATACACTTTTATTAAGTACAAATCAAATGATGTGGATAGTCAAAAAGTTCAAAATTTTGAATTGACATATCAAGAAGGAAATAATGGTTCACCATCAATATTCAATTTAAAAAATAAGTTAGAGTGATGATATATTATAATAGATACGAAGATTTTTTAATTAACGGAAAACAAACGGTTGTACCTCAGATTGATATAAAACCTAAAGCGTCCGATAAAAAATTTATTTATAGAGTAGGAAAAACCAGACTTGATAAAGTTAGTTATGAATTTTATAAAACTCCATTTTTTGGTTGGTTAATACTTAATGCGAATCCACAATACGGTGGATTAGAAACAAATATTAAAGACGGTGATGTGATTATTATACCATATCCATTAAATGCTACCTTGCAAGACTATAAAAAATCTTTAGACAGACATATATTCTATTATGGCAGATAAGTTATTTAACAATCAAAATATTTTAGTAGAATCTGATTATGAGAACATTACAGTAATAGACCCAAACAGGGTTTTTAAAAAAGACGGAACTATTACTGAAAGACTTGTTAATCATGAAGAATTGGTTATGTACGCTAATTTGGAAGCGGTAGTAATACCTAGAACAAAATTAGTTAACGGCTCGAATTTTGGAGATAGTATTCAGAACATAAGAATAGGTACTCTACAAGGAAGTGAAGAGAGGGGTATGAACTTCTTAAAAGGAAGAACACCCAATGAAGATATTGTAAATCAAAATAAAGATTATTATAGTAACGATAATTTTTTCGACACTAATTACACTGACTCATTAACTCAAAGAACGGGTAAAGACAGTAACGATATTGATACTCAATTATTAGGTATCACAAACATTGATATAAAAATTAGTACCGCTTTAGTTCCTCAAGTACAAATAGAAATGGTGGACGTCCAAGGTAGAGTACTCTTTGAACAAGGAGAAAAATCACCATATAGTGCATTTATGCAACAACCATACCCACTTTTTATACTTACTGTAAAAGGTTATTATGGTAAAGCTATAAGGTATGAGTTAATGTTAGAGAAGTTTAACGCTAAATTTGACCCATCAACAGGAAACTATATTGTGACAACAAATTATATTGCGAGGACGTTTGCACTATTGAATGACATAAGTTTGGGTTACCTATACTCACTACCTAAGATGTATCATAAAAAAGTTGAAATAGGGCCCGCAAATCCAAAAAATCAACAAATAACGTCTGCAAGTGGGGGAATAACAACAAGAGAAATAAAAATTAACGAAACAACGAGAGGTAAAGACATATTAAGAAATGTTTACTCTTACTATCGAAGCAAAGGATTAATTGGTGAGGATTTTCCTGACCAACAAAACAATCCTATGACTTTAGAGATTTTAATTAAAAAATTAGAATACTTTAACCAATATGTTATTGAGACATATGGTAAAGAAGACATGTCAGTACTTGTTAATATTAGACAATATAGTGAACTTATACAAAAATATAGAAACGAATTATTTGGTAATAGTGGTGGGAATTGGTTTAGTAAATATGTTGATGGTAATAACCCACTAATACTTAAGGGTGCGGGACAAACAAAAATTTATCCGTTTAAAAAAGATTTATCATTTAGTGGTAAAACATCATCACTTTCTGAGTTAAGAACCAATATAGAAAAATATAACTCTAAACTATTAGAAGATAGTGTGTTTGGTGAAAACGGAAAATATACAATTAATGGGACTGAATACCCCTCATCTATACCTGTTAACATAAAATACTCTGACTTTATTACCGTATTACCAACCACTAACTTAATAGATTTTGAAAAAACCTACGAAATATACAACAACAGACCTCCAACAGAAGAAGAGTTAACTGGATTTACTAAAAACATAAAAGAAACTTATATTATTGATTCATACATTGTTGATTTAGACACCCTTACGGTAAGTGAAGAACAGATTGACAGTATATTTTTTAAATTTGGAGATGTTTTTGATTCAAGTACACTTGCGAGTAATAGTTTTTTAAAAAAAATATCTTTAATTGAACAGTCTTTAGAAACAAAAAGAAAACAAATAGAAGAACAATTAACTAATGCGTTATTAGAAAAAATAAAAACTAACGACATTGGTTTAGGGTTTAACCCAACCATTAATAATGTTATGGCGGTTATTTGTGCAAATGCCGATGCGTTTTTAAGACTAATGGATGAAATACATGAAGAGGCTTGGGACAAAAGAAAAAGTAAAATAAGATTACAGGCGGTATTGGGTAACATTAAAAATGAAGGTATAGATTCAAAAGACGATTTAAAAGAATCGAATAGTAATGATTTTAATAATCGTGAGAATTTTACCTATCCTTGGCCGTCATATTTTGAAGCCGAGATTGATGAATACGGTAATGAAAAACTTATAGATAAATACCCTGGAGACCCATCAGTATTAAACTTAACAAAAGGATACAGATACGACGAATGGCCTGAGATACAATTTGTTGAGGAATTTATAACTGCCACGTTTGAAAAAGAAGAACCGTCAATAGACTTTAATTATGAAAACGGTTATGTGCAAAGTAAGAACGTTAACTTTAATCCGATAGAGTTTCCATTCTTTAACCCACCCTACAATCAACTTGATGATTTGTCTTTTTTCTATGAAGTAATTGAAAGGAGTTTTTTATTTTCAAACTACACTAAATTTAATTTTGATAATACCTATAAGACGACTTTATTAGAATTCTTTTCAGATGTAATTGTAAATAATATAAAAGACGCGGTAAAAAACTCTCCTGACCTAACTAAAAAATTAAAAGATTATGCGTTTACTTATAACAAAGTTTTAGAAGTATTAGAAAAATCAACAAACCCTGGTAAATGGAATTTGTTTGAAAGAGATATATTTGTTAACTCATACGTTAAAAACTTAATAGAAAACGATTTTGGAATATACAAAGAAAACTTTTTAGACACGGAATCTATTAGTGTTGAAACGGATATAGAGTCGACAAAGAACTTAAAAAACTTCTTTAATACTGAAGAATCGGGTAAAAAAACATTTTTAGATACGTATCCGTTTACTAACCTGACTTGGATACAGAATAACCTTTCTAATGGTATCACAACGGATTTAAACAGTGCGTATAAAGTAAATAAAACTATATCGTTTTTAGAAAGTAAAAAAACGATAACGTCATTTAGCGATTACGATAATAGTTTTTACGATAAAAAAGTCTTCACATACTTCGAATGGGTTTTAGGTGATTCTAAAAACCCTATATATGAAACACCTTCGTTATACTCACCTTCTGATTTTAACACCATAAGTTATGCTACACAATATTTTAATCTTAAAAATGTAAAAAACAGTTATATAACTGAGTCAGAAGTAAATTATGGAAGTAACTATAACCCGACTAAAAATAATTTAACACCAAAACAAACAACATCATTTATTAATACTCCTTACTTTATTAATGCGATAATGGAGGGGGTAAATAATGAAAGAAATAATGTAGAAATACCATACGTTTCTTTAGGATATCTTTATTTAAATTCATTACCATTATCTACATTATCTGAAAAATTAAAAACATTCAAAGATAATGTGACAGAAGATTTAAATTACATCTTCGCGACATTGAACAATTATTCGGCAGTACATAGACTACCATATGAATTTATTTTAAAGATAGGTTCAGTTTACCATAGATATAAAAAACATAAAAAGGAAAATATTGACATACTTGATGGTGTGTGGAAAGATTTCGATTATGTAAACGCATATGACCCAATAACTAACAACACAAGTAAAAATTATACAATACAAGATTATGATAATGTAAATGTCGATATTAAATTAAAAAACATAGAATCAGGTA